CGACGATCCGGGTCCAACGGCGCCGCCCGACGGTCTGCCGCCCGATGACAGCGTGAACGAGACGGCGCGCGCCTGTGCCGCGCTGCCGCTGAACGACCTTGGCAACGGGCGGCGGCTGCAGGCGCATTTCGGAGAGGACCTGATCTGGGTTCCGCGCGTGGGCTGGCATGTCTGGGACGGGACCCGCTGGGCCGCCGATCCCGACGCCATTGCCGTGCGGCGCGTCGCGCAGGAGCTGGGGCCGAAGATCGCGGCCGAGGTCTGGCATATCGCGCTGTCCGACATCGAGATGGCGCGCCTGGCCGAACGCGGGAAGCTGGCGACCGACCTTGCCACGGCCGAGGCCGACGAACCGCCGGACATGGCGCGGATCAGCCAGTTGCGCGCGCAGATCGCGGATCTGACGGTTCTGGCCAAGCGCCTGACCGCGCTGCGGCGCGAACACCGCAGCTGGGTTCGGTCGTCGGGCAATTCCGGTCGGATCGACGCCGCGATCAAGGAAGCGGGCATCGGCCTGGCGCGGCGGCTGGACGAACTGGACGCCGATCCGCTGGTCGTGAACACCGCCACAGCCACGCTGCGCTTCACCGTCTCGGGCGGGCCGGGGCAGGGATACAGCCGGACCGCAGCCATCGAGGTGCTGCCGCACGACCGCGCGCACCTTCTGTCGAAGATCGCGGGCGCCACCTACGACCCGCAGGCGCGCGCCCCGGCGTTTCACGCATTCCTCCGCGAGGTGATGCCGGATGACGAGGTGAGGTGGTTCCTTCAGCGCTGGTTCGGGCTGTCGATGCTGGGTATCCGCGAGCAACGGCTGGTGTTCCTGTATGGCGGCGGCGCCAACGGCAAGTCGGTGTTCGTCGACCTGATGGCCCGCATCCTCGGCGACTATGCGGCCACGGCCAAGATCGAATCCCTGACCGGAAAGAACCGCCGATCAGGCGCGGAAGCCACCCCGGATCTGGTGCCCCTCATCGGGGCGCGGATGGTGCGGGCATCGGAACCCGAGGAAGGCGAGCGCCTGCAGGAAGGCAAGATCAAGGAACTGACCGGCGGAGAGCCGATCCTGGTGCGCGCCCTGAACGCCGATTTCGTCGAGGTGCACCCGCACTTCAAGCTGACGATCAGCGGCAACCACAAGCCCGAGATCCGGGGCACCGACGACGGAATCTGGCGGCGCGTGTCGCTGGTGCCCTGGGATGTGACGATTCCGCCCGAACGACGCGACCCGACGCTGGGGGAAAAATTGTTCGCGGAAGCGCCCGGCATCCTGAACTGGCTGATCGACGGCGCCATTTCCTACCTGGAAGGGGGCTTGCAGGAACCCGAGGCCGTCAAGACCGCGACGCAGGAATTCCGCGAGGAATCGGACCCCGTGGGCGCCTTCCTGGTGGCGGCCTGCGTCATCACCGGGTCCGAGAACGACAGCATCGGCGCGCGCGAGCTGGGCGAGGCCTTCAACTACTGGCTGTCCGAGAAGGGCGAAGGCATGTGGAAGCCGCGCACCGTCGCCCTGCGGCTGAAGGACAAGGCGCGGCGCTGGAAGGCCCCGAACGGCAAGTCCTTCGTGGAACGCAAGGCCAGCACCATGGCCTATGACGGCATCCGCCTGCAGGACCTGTTCCGCGAGCGCTTCGACCGACGTCCGCGCGACCATCGCCGCCCAGCCGATGATGCCGACGATCGGGAGGCGTTTTGATGGGGCTGCCCCTACACGATCCTGTGCGGCGGCATCTGGCGGCGGCTGGTGACATGGGCGACGCCGCATTGCGCCTGGCTGAACGCAAGAACTGCAACATCTCGTGGTCGTGCCTCGCTTATCCACCCGAGGTTGCCGCTTTTGGGATTGCGTTTGCGATTCAGACTCGTTGGCCAGATGAACCTTTGCCTCGGGTGCTTGCAGATGTCCTGGCGCTCAAAGGTCAGGACACGCCATGACCCGCACCTCGCTTCCGCCGCGTCGCCGATCAGAGACGCTTCAGCTTGACTGGCGCGGTGCGCCGCTGATCGTCTGCGTCGGGTTCGATCACGTCGGGGCCCCGCGCGAGGTGTTCGTCGACGGCCCGCGCGAGGGGTCGGACATCCAGCACCAGCTGGCCGACGCCTGTGTCGTCATCAGCCTGGCGCTGCAGCACGACGTCGCCCCGGCGGCCTTGCTGAAGAGCTTGGGCACCATGCCGGAATGGCAGGACGGCCGACAGGTGGACGCGCCTGCGTCCGTGATCGGGGCTGTCCTGCGCGTCGTGGCGGCGGCCAGCCTTCCGGCAATGGGGGGTGGCCGGTGATCGCGGGCATCTCTCCCCGCCCCTCTTGTAGTCCTCAATGGGAGGATAGGGAGGATAATCAGCGCGGTACGGGAGGATGGCGTGCCCAAGGGGTGCGGGGGAAACTGGTTTCAGATCATGCGCTTACGGTGCGCCATGGGAGGATAGGGAGGATAGGGAGGATAATTTCAGCCCCCGCGTGCGCGCGTATTCGTTCTGACAGGGAACAGGGTGCAACCGTTCTCGCGCGTAGGTCGGATTTATCCTCCCTATCCTCCCTATCCTCCCATATCCAAAGAAACAGGGACCAAGAACCAGGGTTTGCATGGCAAAAGGTCCGCCTTGCGACCCGAATTTATCCTCCCGCTATCCTCCCTATCCTCCCACGCCTGACCCCGAAAACACAACATGTGGTGGGTGTGGCATGCCAGCACCACAACATGAGCGAGGCGCAGTGATGACCAGGCAAGACAGCGAGAAGTGGTGGAAGGTGCCAGGACCGGAGCGTGTGCGCGCCGAGGCGGCCCGGGTCGAGGCGATGTTGCGCGCGGCGGCCCTTCCGGTCGACTGCGGTCCCGAGATGCCCGTCGCCCCGGCGCGCGGGCCGTTCCGCGTGTTCGAGCCGCGCGTCACCGCGCCGGGCGGTCGCCTCGTCCACGACGGCTATCGCGGCCCGGGCGAGGCGCGGCATCGCAAGGCCATCGCGCGGCTGGATGTCTTCGACGTGATGACCGCACAGGCGCGCCGCCGGTCCAAGGATGCGCCGCCCCTGTTCACGGCGGCGCAGGTGGCCGCGGGGCGCGCTTACGCCGAGCTGACCGAGCGCGCCGGAGCCAGCGGCTACAGCGGCACATCGCTCGAGGTTTCCGCGGTTCGTGTGCGCGGCGCGGGCAATGGCGACTGGATCGAAGCGCGCCTGCGCGACAGCCGTCGCCTCGACCGGATGCGCGCCGCCATCGGGCTCGACTATGCGCTTGGCCCGTCAGACCTGCGCCGTCACATGGACCGGGGTTTGCGCCACGCGATCCCGGTGCGCGTGCTGGTCGACGCGGTGTGCCTGGATGGCCTGACGATCACCGAGATCATCCGCGCCCGGGGATGGCCAGCGCGGACGACCACGATTGCCTCAGTGCGCGCTAGCCTTTGTGCGGCCCTGGACCGCATCTACGACAGCGGCGCGGTCTGACGACAGATTGGGGATTGACAGGTTGCGTCAACCGGATGTAGCGATAGCGTCATCATCGAGACATGCGCCCGGCGGAAATTCCCGACCGGGCGCTGTCTGTTCCGGGGGCGGCCCGTGTTCACCATCACGCACAACATCGACGCGGTGATGCGGCAGCTCGACGACTTCGGGCGCAGGCAGGTGCCCTTTGCACTCAGCCAGGCGCTGAACGACACGGCCAATGATGCGGGGCAGGCGGTCACGCGCGCAATCGACCGCAACATCGACCGGCCGACACCGTTCACGCGCAACGCCGTCTATGTGCGGCGTTCAAGCAAGGCGATGCTGGCATCCGAGATCGGGCTGAAACCGATCCAGGCGGACTACCTGCGCTATGCCGTGACTGGCGGCCAACGCCTTCCCAGGCGTTCGGCCATCGTGGTCCCGGTCGGGATCAGGACGAACCAGTATGGCAACATGCCGAAGTCGGCGGTCGCCAGAATTCTCGCGCGGTCGGATACGTTCCTGGCCTCTTCCCGGAACGCAAAGACAAGACACCTCCCCCCCGGGATCTACCAGCGACCCCCGGGCAAATCGCGGCGGCGCTCAGCACCGAAGCTGCTGGTCGCGTTCGAGCCGAAGGCGGATTACAACCCGATCCTCGACTTCTACCGCATCGTCGAGGTCGCGGTGATGACGAACTTCGACGGCCACCTGAACCGCAGACTGCGCGGCGCCCTGCTGACCGCCCGCTGACCGTCGCGGGTCCTTCCGGCCGACCCTGCCCCGCGGGCAATTCGCGCCGCGTTGGATTTCGGTTTGTTGTCTATTTGCCGGGTGACCGTCGGGGTTGTGGTTGTTGACCTGAAAGGAAAGGCCTGTGGACTTCGATCTTGAGCAGGCGATGCGCGATCATCCCCTGCCAGACGGGATCGAGGACGCCGCGCTGAACCTGAAGCAGCTGTCGATCGCCATGGGCGTCTCGACCACCACGCTGGACAAGTGGCGCGACCAGGGACTGCCGGTCGTCAGCAGCGGGCAGAACGGCCGCGAGTATGTGTTCCAGCTGTCCGAGTGCTACGCCTGGCGCCAGCACCGCGACGCCCAGTTCCGGGCACGCCGCGAGGCGGCCGACCGGTCGGCGCAGCAGATGGCGCTGCTGTTCCGCAACGACGGCGAGGCCGATCCCGAAGGCCCGGTCCTGACGGCCCGCGACATCGAGGAAGAGGCCCGCGCCGACTACCAGCGCCAGCGCGCCGCCGAGATGCGGGGCGAGCTGGTGCGCACCGCCCGCGTCCGCGAGGTGATGGAGGACCTGCTGGTCCAGTTCCGCACCACGCTGGAAACGCTGCCCGACTTCGCCGAACGCCAGTTCGGCCTGAACCCGGCGCAGGTCCACGAGATGCAGACGCGCTGCGACAGCGCCATCGTGGACACGCGCCGCCGGATCGAGGCCCTGCTGGCCGAACGCACCGCCGCCACGCCCGTGACGCTGCGCCCGCAACAGGGCGACCTGGGCGTATGACACCGCAGGCACGCCGTGCCTGCACGACCCCTGTGCCATGGAGGGCCAGATGCCTGCAGTGACCATGACCGTCATGCCCGCCGCGGGCCGGGCAACGGTGACCGAGACGACGCTGAACGGCAGCGACAGCCTGACCTACATTCCCGGCGCGGGTCAGGTGCTGATCCTGCGCAACCCGACCGGCGGACCGATCACGCCCGTCATCGACGGCGCGGGCGGTACCACGGTGACCAGGCGGGGCCTTGGCCAGGTCAGTGTGGCGGCCGGGTACTCGGTCGGTGCGATCGCTGCGGGCACGACGGTCATGGTGGCGCTGGACGTGATCGCCGACTACCTGCAGGGCGCGGTTGCGATCGCCTCGGGATCGGGCCTCGTGGCCAGCCTGATCCGCCCGGTGCGCTGAGGGGAAGATATCCGAAACTGACTTGCCTGTGCCAAGGGCAGTAGAGCGCGGAACCGTCGGCTTCATCGCGCCCGGTGTCCGCAAACGTGGACCCCTGACGCGCTCCGGGCTTGGCAGGCCGGGCGCGATGGAGAAATGACATGCATCCACAGACAGAAAAGTGCTGGCAGTACTACAACGGCAAAAGCGGCGGACACATGATCGCGAAAGGCCTCCTGACCCCGGCTCAGTACGAGGTTAACCAAAAGATCGCTGAAGTTGCTGCGCGCTTAGCAAAGCACGAACTGACGAACCCGCATGCGCAAGGTGAGAATTTCATTTGGCCAGAAACAGCCCAAATGCCCTGTGACTCGCTGGTGCTGGTTATAAACTACGGTAAGGGCGCTGGAGTTGTCCACTGGCTGCAGCGTGACCAAGGCAGAGTTCTGGTCTGGTGGTTTGCACCGTCAGGAGAAGCCTTTTGCCTAGGCGGTTTTGTGCCGGGTACGGACCTGATGTTTAGAAATCGGGCCGCAACGCCGGATACTCGGACGCAAGCTGAAAAGGACAACTGGCTCGTATTCGTTGCTATGATTCTTTCGCTGGTTGTGGAGCACCGACGAGTCGACGTATCAAGCGTCACTCCGAACCGGCAAATCCGCAAACGTCAGGAGGCCCTAACAGGGAATCCTGCCGCGGCGTGGTTCCGTGTCTCGTGGACGCTTGGCAAAGCGGTTCGGGCCAAAGGTGGCAATAACAAGAGCCATGTAACGAAGATTGCTCTCCACTGGTGCCGCGCCCACTGGCGCATCTGTAAGCCAAGTGCACGGGGCGCAACTTGGCACGCAGATCGCGGCGGCTGGTACACGTGGGTAAAGGACTGCTGGAGGGGTCATCCCGATAACGGAGTTCGGCTGCACCACTACGAGCCGAGGTTCGTGGATGATCCTCGGCCGCAGGGTCGCGCCGTCGCACCACATCGCTACTCGCTTGCGGCTCTAGACGCTGCAAAGGCAGAGGCGCTGCGGCTGGCAGGGTTTGCCGCCTGACATGGTGACCATGCCCGACGCGGGCGCGGCGCGGGCCTTGCGCTTCGCGCCCCTGCCGCCGCATCCGCGGCCCGAGGACCTGCTGGCCGACGCGCTGCCCATCATGGACGTGCCGTCCCGCGTCCCGGTGTCCGAGGCGGCCCGCCGTTACGTCCGCGTCCCGCAGCAGGGTCTGTGGGCGAACTACGATCCCGCGGTGACACCCTACATGGTGGAACCGCAGGACATGACGACCTCGCGCATCTACCGGGTGGTTGCCGTGGTCGCCCCGGCGCAATCGGGCAAGACCCAGGCGCTGCAGAACGTCCTGGCGCACCGGGTCACCTGTTCGCCGATGCCGTCCATGGTCATCCACATGGACAAGCCAAGCCGCGATCGCTGGGTCGACCAGAAGCTGAACCCGATGCTGATGAACAGCCCCGAGCTTTGGGCGCTGACGGGCCAGGGCCGCGACGACAGCACGTTCAGCCGCAAGCGGTTCCGCGGGATGCGGGCCGAAATCGGCTATCCGACGCCACAGCAGCTGTCGTCGGCAACCTACGGTCTGGTCCTGATGACGGACTTCGACCACATGCCGCAGGTGCTGGGGCCAAAGGACGCGCCGGAAGGCAGCCCGCTGGGCCTCGCCCGACAGCGCATCCGGACCTTCATGTCGCGGGGCTGCGTGTTCGTGGAATCGACCCCTGCCTTTCCCTGGGCCGACGCCACCTGGTCGCCGCGCGACGCGGAACCGCACATGATGCCGCCGGCCGAGGGCGGGATCGTGCAGGTCTACAACGACGGGACGCGCGGGCGCTGGTACTGGGCCTGCCCCGACTGCGACGAGATGTTCGAGCCGCGCTTCGACCGGCTGGTCTACGACGACACGCTCAGCCCGGGCGAGGCCGGGGCGCGGGCCGAGATGGCCTGCCCGCACTGCGGCAGCCTGATCGCGCACCGCCACAAGGTGGAACTGAACCGCGCGGCGCTGAAGGGCCGGGGCGGCTGGATGCACGAAACAAGGGACGGCGGCATTGCGCGGATCGGCGACCCGGCGATCCGGCAGTCCGAGATCGTCAGCTACGCCCTGAACGGCGCGGCGGCGGCCTTTGCCAGCTGGGCCGATCTGGTGTCGCGCTATCTCGCCGCCAAGACCAAGGCCGACACGCTGGGCGACGAAACCGACCTGGCGCAGGTGCGCTACACCGAAATTGGTGTGCCGCACCGCCCCGCCCGGATGGACCGCGACAGCATCGTCGGTGTGCAGGCGCTGAAGGACAACGCCCAGGCGACGCCCCGCGGGGTGTGCCCGGCCTGGACGCGCTTCATCACGGTGTCGGTCGACGTGCAGGCCACGCGCTTCCCGGTGCAGGTGACCGCCTGGGGGGAGAACGGTCAGGCGCAGGTGGTTGATCGCTTCGACCTGATCACGCCGCCGGAAGGGTCCCCGCACCTTGACGGCGACAATCAGGGCCGCGCGCTCGACCCCGCGCGCTACCAGGCGGACTGGGCGGTGCTGGACGACCTCGCGGGGCGGACATGGCCGGTGGCTGATGCGGGCTACGGCCTGCGGCCGATCGGCTGTGTCGTCGACTTTCAGGGCGCGCCGGGCGTGTCCGACAATGCCGAGGCGTTCCTGAAGCGCCGCCGCAAGGATGGTTGCCGCGCGTGGTTCGTCAGTCGCGGCCACGGCGGCCTCAGGCTGCGCAATCGCGTCTGGTATGAACGGCCCGAAGGGGCGGCCAAGGGCAGGAAGGCGCGGTCGATCCGCATCCTGAACTTCGCCTCGGACCGGCTGAAGGACACGGTGGCCGCGCAGCTGATGCGCGGCGAAGGCGTCACCGCCGCCATGTTCGTGCCGGACTGGATGACCGACGACCAGCTGGCCGAGTTCACGGCCGAGGAACGCACCGACAAGGGCTGGGTCAAGAAGCCCGGCCAGGTGCGCAACGAAGGGCTGGACCTGTCGGTGCAGGCCCGCGCCCTGGCCGAACACAAGGGCCTGACGCGGATCGACTGGGGCGCCCCGCCGGACTGGGCCCGGGGCGGCGCCACGAACGCCAATGCGGTGCTGCACGGGGCCATCGAGGACGCCGCGCCGCCACCGGACGCGGCCCCCGCGGTGCCGGGTATTGCGACCGCGCGCAGCCGCGCCCCCCGGGCGCGCCCCTGGATCGAGACACGGAAGGACTGGCTATGACCGACTACACGCCGCAGCAACTGGCCGACCTGAACGCGTTGATCGCGCGCGGCGCCATGCAGCTGAAGATGGGCGAGGAAATGGTGACCCTCCGGTCGCTGGACGAGATGATGCGCATCAAGGCCATCATGGAACGCGACTTGGGCATGTTCACCTCGCGCCGCCACTACCCTGCGTTCAGCCGCGGCACCTGATCCATGAACCTGCTGGATCGGATGATCGCGGCGGTCGCCCCGTCCCGCGCCCTGTCGCGCGTGCGCAGCCGGGTGGCCCTGAACATCCTGCGCCAGACGACGGCGCATTACGACAGCGCCACCTCGGGCCGTCGCGGCCAGTCGTGGCGCGCCTCGCCCACGGACGCCGACGCGGCGGCCGGACGCCGGGCGCGGCTGGCCTACATCGCCCGCGACATGGTGCGCAACACGCCCTTCGCGTTCCGGGCGCAACAGTGCATCGCGGCCAACGTGGTCGGTGACGGGATCATTCCGAAGGTGATCGACCTGCCAGCGGAAGATTCCACCGGCGCGCGCGAGATCCGCGCGCGGGCGCTGCGGCTGATCGAACAGCACCTCGACACCACGGCCATCGACGCCGACGGCCGCCAGAACCTTTATGGCCTGCAACGGCTGGTGATGAACACCGTGGTGGATTCCGGCGAGGCGCTGATCGTCCGGGTCGAGGCCGACGACCTGTCGCTGCCGCTGCCGTTCCAGCTGCGGGTGATGGAACCCGATCACCTCGATGTCGGGATGGATGGCCGAATCTCGCCCGAAGGGCACTACGTCCACGAAGGCATCGCCTACGACGACCGGGCCCGCCGGGTGGGCTACTACCTCTACGACGAACACCCCGGCAGCAACAGCTGGCGCATGGGGCCGGTGTCGCGGGTGCGCTCGCGCTTCGTTCCCGCCGACCGGGTGCTGCACATCTACCGGCAGGACCGGCCAGGGCAGATGCGCGGTGTTTCGTGGTTCGCCGGGGTTGCCTTGAACCTGCAGGATCTGGGGGACTATCAGGACGCTCAGATCATGCGGCAGAAGCTGGCGGCCTGCTTCACCGCCTTCCGCAAGGTCGGCGCCGACGGCGGCGCCCGCGCGGACGAGGAAATCGGTGCCACGCTGTCGCCCGGCCTGATCCAGGACCTGGGACCCGACGAGGACATCGTGTTCGCAGACCCGCCCGAAGTGTCGGGATACGAAGAATTCACCCGTGCCGTGCTGCGGTCCGTCGCGGCGGGCATGGGCATCACCTATGAGGCGCTGTCGGGCGACCTGTCGAACGTCAACTTCTCGTCGGCCCGCATGGGCCGCAACGAGATGGAGCGCATTATCACGGGATGGCAGAAACTCATGCTGATCCCGCAGATGCTCGACCCGATCGGCCGCTGGTTCCTGCAGTTCTGGGCGATGCGCTACCCGCGCGACGCCGCCGCGATCGAAGGCGCCCGCGTCACCTGGACGACGCCGCATCACATCCTGGTGGACCCGACGCGGGAAATTCCGGCGCTGCGCGATGCGGTCCGCGCGGGCTTTGTTTCCTGGCAGGATGTCATCCGCCAGCTGGGCGAGGACCCGGAGCGCGTGATCGAGGAACACATTCAGGATCGCGAGGTCGCCGACAGGAACGGGCTGGTCTTCGACAGCGATGCCCGGAATTCGGTGTCGCTGGCGACCCGCCCGCCGGACGATCCGGCGCCTGCGGACCGCCAACAGGGAAGGGGCAACAATGCCTGACGAAATCCATCTCTACGGCACGGTCGGCGGGTCCTTCTGGGATGAGGACTACTTCACCCCGGCGCAGGTCCGCGACCAGCTTGCGCGATGTTCCGGGCCGGTGACCGTTCGCATCAACTCGGGCGGCGGCATCGCGACCGACGGGCAGGCGATCTACACGATGCTGCGCGATTACGACGGCGAGGTGCATGTCGTCATCGACGCGGTGGCCTACTCGGCCGCCAGCCTGATCGCCATGGCGGGTGACACCATCACCCTCAGAAGGGGTGCGACCGTGATGATCCACGATCCCGCCCAACCCTGGACCGAAGGGCGCGGGACCGAGGACGACCACCTGAACCTTGCGCGCGGGTTGCGCACGATCTCGAACGCCTATGCCGATATCTACGCGGCGCGGGCTGGGATCACCCGCGACGCCGCTCGCCAGCTCATGCGCGCCGAAACCTACTACGACGGCGCCGAGGCCGTCGCGGCAGGCTTTGCCACCGCGTTCGAGACCGAAGGCGCCGCCCAGGTCGCGGCGCGGTTCGATTACCGCATCTACGCCCACGCCCCGGCGCACCTGATCACCGGCAAGCCGCCCCGGCGGCCGGCCGCATCGAAGATGGCCGTCCTGGCCATGATCGCGGGACTTCCCGCACCCACGGCAAAGGAGCCGACCATGACGAAGAAGGCAAAGGCCGCGGGCGCGGCCACCGAAGACGAAGACCTGCGCGAGGACATGGAGGTCGAGGAAGACCCGACCCCCGACGACGAGGAAGACGAGTCCGCGCGCGCGCAGGACGACAAGGAACCCACCGCCGAGGATGACGAAGAAGATCCCGCGGCGATGGAGGACGAGGACGACGAGGATGACGAACCCGAGGCCCGCGCCCGGGCGATCACGGCGCTGTGCGCCCGCCTTGGCCGTCCCGCGTCGGAAGCCGACGCCATGATCCGCAGGGGCCTGTCGCCCGAGGCGGCGGGGCGCACCATCATTCGCACCCTCATGCAGGAGAACCCGATGACCGGCAAGCGATCGCCCGCATCCCCGACCGCGCGGATCATCCGCGACGAACGGGCCACCCGCCGCACCGGGATGGTCGCGGCGCTGGCGGCCCAGCTGACCGGCGCCAGCACGGTGGCCTCGGTGGCCCGGCCCTACATGTCGATGTCGCTGGTCGAGATGGCGGCGGACTGCATCGGCCACCGCGGCCCGCTGCGCACGCCGGGGCAGAAGCTGCAGGTGTTCATGGACGCCTCGCACTCGACGTCGGACTTCCCGGCCATCTTCGAGAACGCCCTGAACAAGGTCCTGCTGGAACGCTACCAGGTGGCGGAGCCGACCTACCGGCTGATCTCGCGCCGCCGCGACTTCACCGACTTCCGCGCCCACCCGATGGTGCGGGCCGGTGACTTCCCGAAACTGCAGCCGATTGCGGAAACCGGCGAGATCAAGTTCGGCACCATCGGCGAAAACCGCGAGACGGCGATCCTGCAGTCCTTCGCGGTCGGCTTGCGCATCACCCGTCAGATGATGATCAACGACGAGATGGGCGCGATCGACCAGGTGCTGGGCGACTACGGCCAGATGATCGCCGACTTCGAGGAGGAACGCTTTTACCAGTTCTTCACCACTGCCAACCTCGCCGACGGTGTTGCGGTGTTCCACACCAGCCGCAACAATGTGGCAGGCACGGCATCGGCCATCACGGTCGCCTCGGTCGCGCTCGGCCGCGCGGCGATCCGCAAGCAGACCACGCTCGGCGGCCAGAAGATGAACATGGCGCCGTCCATCATCCTGGTCGGGCCGAACAAGGAAACCGAGGCGGAACAGCTGGTCGCCGCGATCCAGCCGCAGCAGGCCGGCAACGTCAACCCGTTCTCGGGCCGCCTGCAGGTGGTCGTCACCGCGCAGATCACCGACAACTCCTGGTATCTGCTGGCGGGCGCCGACCGGCCCGGCGGCGCCTGCTTCGTCCACGGCTTCCTCGACGGTGGCGCGGCCCCGCGCATCCGGACCGAGGAAACCTTCGGGACGCAGGGCGTCGCGATGACGGTGGAGCATGACTTCGGTCTTGGCGCCATCGACTTCCGCGGCGGCTACCGCAACGCGGGCGCCTGACACCCCCGACCGACACGATCTCGACCGACACGATCCCGGGCGGCGCGGCTGCCCGGGGTCCGTTTCCCCCTTTTCCTGAAAGGACAGGACCATGAAGAACTTCATCCAGCCGGGCGAGGTGGTCGGCGTGACGGCCCCCGCCACGGTTGCCTCGGGCGCGGGCGTGCTTGTCGGCTCGCTGTTCGGGGTCGCCACCACCGATGCAGCCTCGGGCGCTCCGGTCCAGATCGCCACGCGGGGCGTCTTCGATATGGCCAAGGTGTCGGCGCAGGCCTGGACGGCCGGCGTCCGCATCTACTGGGACGATTCGACCAAGCTGGCCACCACGACGGCGGCTTCGGGCGCGAACAAGCTGATCGGTGTCGCCGTGCGCGATGCAGCCAACCCCTCAAACACCGGCCGCGTGCTGCTGTCGGGCGCGTTCACGTTGTGACGCAGCTCTACCACGGGATGGCAGGCGCGCTGAACGCCGTTTTCGGCGCGCCCGTCACCCACACCGACAGGGCGGGGCAGGTGCGGCAGGTGCAGGGCGTGCTGCGTCGCACTCCGATCGAGGTGGCCGAGGCGGATGGCGGCGCCATTCTGATCGTCACCCCTACCCTGCGCGTGCCATTTCCCGACGCCGAGGCTATCCAAAGGGGCGATGGCATCGAGCAGGGCGCGTTCCGCTACGCCGTGCTGAACCGCATTGCCACGGCGAACCCCTCGGACGACCGCTTCGTGGTGTTCGAGCTTGAGGACCTGACCTGATGTCCACGCACTACCGCGCCGCCTGGCGCAGCGTGGCCGAGGCCGCGGTCCTGGCCCTGCCGCGCTATACAGACACGCTGGCCGTGCGCCCCTGGGGCCGCAACATCGAGGCCGAACAGCTGCCGGTCCTGTCGGTCACGACCGAACAGGAGCGGGCGGAGTGGCTGGACAAGGGCACCGTGCGCCGCACCGTGACCATTATCGTGCGCCTCTGGCGTGCCGACACCGGCTGCCTGCACGACGACCTTGACGACGACAGCGCCGCGATCGAGGCCGCCGTATTACCTGCGCTGAAGGATGTGGCGTGGGACGCCGCCTTCACGGGCGCCGCCATCCGTCTGGACGGTCAGACACAGGTCGGGCTGCTGGAAGTCACCTTCACTGCGATCCGCGACACGCCCGAAGGCGCGCCGCTTACCGAAGCCCCCTAGAGATCGGGAGAACGACAATGCCGAAATCCCTTGGCCGCAACATCCTGGTGTATCGCGGCAGCGGCGCCACGCGCACGCCTTTCGCCGGTGGTCGCGAGGACAAGATCACCTTCGGCGACGAACAGATCGACGTCACCGACAAGTTCGACGCCGGTGTTCGCGTCCTGCACCCCGACAGCGCGATGATCTTCTGCGACATCGCCATGACGGGTCTGCTGGCCGGGCCCGATGTCCTTGCCCTGGCGACGGCGACAAACAACCGCGTCGACGATTTCGAGATCGAGATCGACACCTACGGGACGATCACCGGCCAGTTCCGGTTCGGCGCCAGTGAACTCGACGCGCCCTACGACGGACCCGCGCAGTTCAACATCACGCTGAACTCGACGGGTCCCTACACCTTCACGCCTGCGCCGTGAATCTGACATGCGTGACCTCGTGCTGACCTTCCGCGGCCAGGACTACCGTGTGCCGGCCAATCGGACCTTGCAGCTGTGCGAGCGGGTCGAGGACATCGTGCGTCTGGACGAGATCGCGGTTCACCGCAGCCGTCCGAAATACGGAAAGATGGCCCGCGCCTATGGCGAAATCCTGCGCTTTGCCGGGTGCCGCATCACCGACGAGGAAATCCACGACGACCTGATGCGCGATCTGATGACCGCACACAGCCGCGCGCCGGACGCCGCTGCTGTCGACCACGTCATCCTTTCGGCGCTCGACAACCTCTTTGCGGTCCTGACGCGCGGGGCGGGTGATCTTCTCGATGCGGACCCGGAAAAAAAAACCTGACCGTCGCGCGCGACGACCTGCGGTTCGTCGACAGCCTGTTCGAGATCGCGGTTCTGGTGCTGCAAATCCCCCCGTCGGAGTTCTGGACGATGGAACCGCGGCACTTCTGGGTGCTCTTGCGGGCGCACATGCGCACGCAGGCCGAAACGGGCCAAGGCGGCAAGCCCCTGTCCCCGCAAGAGGTCGAGGCGATTCAGGCCGAATTCATGGGCGCGCGGGGGCGCTGGATCTGATGCGGCAAGGCACGGCAGGGGGCCACGATGCAGGATAAGGACATCCGCGTCGTCATCGGCGGCACGGCCACGGGGCTGGAAGCGGCCACCGCGCGCGGCGTGGCCGCCCTGAACGGCCTGCAGCGGTCGGGCAGCATGGCGCAGACCCAGGCGGCCGGGATGATGGCGTCCTACCAGCGCCTGGCATCCAGCATGCCGTCGCTGCAAACCCGGATCAACGCCGTGGGCAGCGGCATTCGCGGCCTCAGCGCCTCGATAGCGGCGGGGGGGCAGGCCTCGACCGCGCTGGCGCAGCAGCTGGGCATGGTCGCATCGGCCTTCGGCCCGATCGGTGTGGCCGTCGGCGTGCTGGCCGCGACGACGCTGCCGGTTCTGGCGGAACGGTTCGCGTCTGCCAAAAATGCGTCGTCCTCCCTTGGCGAAGCGCTTGAGCAGACGCGCCAGGGGATCGAGCGCATGCAGGGCGTCCACAAGATCCTGACCACGTCGATCGACGAGCTGATCCTGAAGTATGGCGAAGGCACAAACCGCGTGCTGCAGTTCGCTGTTGCCCACGCGGAACTGGAAGTCGCGATGGCCGCGCGCAAGATGCGCGAGAGCGTGGACTTGCTGGGCAGCGTGACCCGCCAGTACACCGCGGCGACGGAAGCCGGGCGCAACTGGCAGAACACGCTGAACCGGATCGAAAGGGAGTTCGGTCTGTCCAACGCGCAGGCGGTCGAATTCTCGCGGCTGCTGCAGGACATCGGGAACGACACCTCGATCGAAGGGCAGGCCGACGCGCTGCAACGCATCCTGGATTTCCTCAAATCCAACAACGTCGAGCTGTCGCGCATCCCGCCGGAACTTCAGCGCGCGTTGTCCGACATGATCGCGCTTTCTAATGCAGCTGCCGAAGCCAAGGAAAACACGGCCAAGCTCGCCGAGGCGGCGGCCAACATCTCGATTGGGCCAGTTCAAGGTCCTCCGGTCGCGCCTGAGGAACCCGTAGAACCACCGCCCTGCCGTTGCGGCGGCGGGGGTGGCGCGGCACGGACGAACCCGATCCTGGCGCAACTGGAATCGCTGCGCGCCTCTCTGATGACGCAGGAAGAAGCCCAGATCGCGTCCTTCGCCAGGCAGCAGGAAACCCTGCAGGCCGCGCTGAAGCAGCGCCTGCTGACCCAGACCGAGCATCTTCGCCTCATGGAACAGGCGCAGCAGCAGCATGCCGACCGCATGTCGCAGATCGACGTCTATCGCTACGGCACCGGGCTGCAGCAGGCACAGGCGTTCTTCGGCGGCATGGCCACGGCCCTGCAGTCTGGCAACGAACGCATGGCGGCCATCGGCAAGAAGTTCGCGGCGGTCGAGGCGCTGATCAATGCCTGGCGCGCCCACAACCAGGTGTTGGCCGACCCGTCCGTGCCGTTCTTCGCCAAGATCCCGGCGGCGCTGGCCGTCCTGTCGGCCGGCGTGGGCGCGGTCAGCGCGATCCGCGGCGGTGGCAGCAGCAGCGGCGGTAGTCGTCGCGGCGGTGGTGCTGCCGCAGCTGCCCCTGCGCAGCCCCAAGGTTCCTACGTCAACGTCTCGCTCGTGGGCGGCGACATGTTCGGCAGAGACCAGGTGCGCGGGCTGATCACCGCAATCAACAAGGAGATCGAGCGCGGGATGGTGATCAAGGGTATTCGGGCGACCTGATGGCCACCTATTTTCCGACCGGCTACACGTTGCCGATTGGCGACCAACCCCTGAGCCATGCCCGGATGCTGCATTCGCGTAACTGGCTGGCGGGCGGCACGGTCGCGGCGTCCAGCACGGACGCGGACTTCTTCGCCGCCGGGCCGCTCAACAGCCTGACCTATGAACGCTGGCGTCCTGGCACGATGGGCGCGACGTGGACCTATGACCACGGGTCGGCCGTCCTTGGGGATGCCGCGTGCATTGCGGCGCACAGTATCGGCACCAGCGGCGCGTCGGTCGAGGTTCTGACGTCATCGAACAACGTCACCTATACCTTGCGGATTGGTCCGATCAGTCCGACGGACGACGAGGCCTTGTGGCTGTTTCTTGCGCCCGTGACGGCGCGCTATTGGCGGATCCGGCTTACCGGCGCGCTGCGTCCGCGCATTGGTGCGATCCGGTTCGGCCGCGCGCTGCAATTCCCGCGGCCGATGTTTGCGGGTCACACGCGGGTGCGTTTCGCGCGCGAAACGGTGCTGCGGACAAACCATTCGGACACCGGCGAATGGCTGGGCCGGTCGATCCAGCGCGTGCAGCGGCCGACGTCCTACCAGTGGCAGCACCTTCCGCGGGCATGGACCGAAGCAAACTGGCCGACGCTGCAGCGGGCGGTTGAGGCGGAACCGTTCTGGCTGTCCTGGCGGCCGGACGATTACGGCGATGTCGGCTATTTCCAGACCGACAGCGTGCCCGAGGCGGTGACGATGGGCATTCGCGATCTCTACGAGGCAGGCATCGAGGTGCGGGGGTACAGCCATGCCTGAGGCCACGCCGGGCCGCGAGCCGGTCCAGATCGTCGAGTTGCGCCAGCCGTTGTGCGAGAACGTGTTCGGCGTCTCGCCCTGCACCGCCACGGGGGACGCCTCGACGAAGTGCTACAATACCCGCGCGACCTGCCGGGACACCGCGAACTTCGCCCTCGGCGCCCCGCTGCGTCTGTTCTTCGCGCGCGGTCATGTGGCGGAACAGGTGATCGACGGCGCGCCCTACATCATCCCGTCGCTGATCAGCGTCTCGACGGCGCCGACGCGGATCAGCCTGGCCGGAGCGAACCCGGATGCGGCGGGTCTGGGCAACCGCGCGGTTTGCACGATCACCCTGTCCGACCATGACCACAGCGACCGGCGGGTTGATCCCTACCAGGCGGAACGGCCATGGGACACGTTGGACGGCACGCGCGGCACGTTCTGGTCGCGGTGGATGGTGCGCAACCTATACCGGCAGGGCATCGAGATCCGGGTGTATGAGGGGTACGCCGGGCAGGCGCTGTCCGACATGGTGGTGCGCCGGTATTTCCTGGAGGACGTGACCGGCCCGGCGGGCGGGCAGGTGACGATCACGGGGCAGGACATCCTGGCGCGCGTCGAGGCGCGCAAGGCGCAGGCCCCAGCCGCCAGCCCCGGCAAGCTGTCGGCGGGCATCGATTCGAGCGTGACGACCATCGACACGCAGGGCTGCACGACAGCGGATTACCCGGCATCGGGCGTGATCCGCATCAACGACGAGATCATGACCTACGGAAGCCGCTCGGCGATCACCGGCGGGGTTCAATTTTCGTCGGTGGTGCGGGCGCAGTTCAACACAGTCGCGCGGTCGCACGCCGCCGACGACACGGTGCAGCGGTGCCTGCAATACACGGCCGCCCGCGTGGATGACATCGCCGAGGATCTGCTGACCACCCATGCCGGGGTCAATCCGACATGGCTGGACCTGGCGGGGTGGGAGGACGAGGTTGACGAGCACTTGTCGCTAGCGCTGCTGACCGCGCTGATCACCGCGCCGACGGGTGTGGCGGAACTGCTGTCCGATCTGTCCGTGCAGGCGCAGTTCAACATCTGGTGGGACGAACGCGACGCGGTGGTTCGGCTGCGCGCGATCCGGGGCCTGACCGCGCAGCCGACGCTGCTGACCGATGCCACGCATATCCTGGCGGACAGCTTCGCGCTGAACGAGAAGCCGCGCGAACGCGCGTCGCAGGTCTGGGTCTACTGGGGGCGGCGCGACTACATCAAGGGCACCGACGACCCGAAGTCCTACGCCAGCCTGTCGATCAGTGCGGACCTGGAGAGCGAGACGCCGGAGCTCTACGGCGAGGCGTCGATCCGCAAGGTGTTCGGCTACTGGCTTCCCACGGGCGCGCTGGCGGAAACGGCGGCGTCGAAAATCATCACCCGGTTCTCGGTTGTTCCGCGCGAGTGCACGTTCCGCATGGACGCCAAGGATCGCGCGATATGGGTCGGCGATACCGTGCGGATCAGCCATTATCTGGACGTCGACCAGTTCGGCAATCGGCGGGTGAGGAACTGGACGATCATCTCGGCCGAGGAAGTGGTGCCGGGCGAGGTGGTCCAATACGTCGCCGAGGACACGACGCTCTACGGGCGTGTCGGCTTCATCATGGCCGATGGGTCGGCGGATTACCCGGGCGCGGCGCTGGCGCCGTTCCGATCAGCCTATGTAGGCAACGCGGCCGGGCTTCTGTCTGACGGCGCACAATCGGCGAGGATCAACTGATGGCGTGGACGACAATTCCCAACTCGGACATCGATCAGGACAGCCCGATCACGCAGACGCTGATGACGGCGCTGCGGGATAATCCTATTGCGATTGCGAACGGCGACGCGGGCGCGCCGCGCCTGCAGCTCCCCGCGTTCCAAGAAGTGGCGGCAGGGGACACCATCCGCATCGAGCGCTTGACTGCGCATTTCATTGAGTCCGCAACGTTCGTCGCGGCACAGCGGTATAGCGTGATCCAGTCGGGCACGATTCGCGTGACGCTGCGGCACCGGACGGCCTTACCAGGAAGCAGCGAGGCGCGCGTCCAGCGGAATGGCACCACCATCACGACCTGGAGCACGAGTAGCACATCGTTTCAGTCGCGCAGCATCGACTTTTCCATCTCGCCCGGCGACGTGATCAGCGTTCAGCACCGCAATACCAGCACCGGCACAAGCGAAATCGACCAGATGCGGGCGCGGACATCCGGCGCATATCTGCTGCCGTTCGCGGCGGAAGGCGTGGACAGGATATTCACATGAGCTTTGCGAGCCTCAAATACGCCAACGCCGAGGGCGGCATTGTCGGCACACGGGCGGACGGGACCGAGGTATACCTTGACCCCGGCACGGAATTGCACGGGATCGCGCTGTTGGGTGTTCTTGGCGAGATCGCGCCCTTCGTCGCCCCGCCGCCGCCGACGCCTGCCGAACTCCTGGCGGCCGAGCGCGCCTTGATGCGATGCAGCCGCCCGCAGGCCCGCATCGCAATGGGTCCGGCCATGTGGGCGCAGGTTCTGGCCATCGCGGCCGACCCCGTGACGCCGTGGCCCTTGCGCGTGTGGATCGAGGATTTCACCGAGCTTGACCGCATGTCTCAGACGACCATCGACCTCGCCGCAGCACTCGGGCTGACCGCGGAACAGGTGGACGACCTGTTCCGCGCTGCAATGCAGGTGAGCGCATGACCGATGAACGGAGGCCATTCGTGCGGTGGGAAATCTCGGTCGGCAACATCGCCGTCTTGGCGACGCTGGTGCTGATGCTGATACAAGGCGGTCAACTGGTTGGGCAGGTCCGGGCCGAAATTGGGCAGCAGCGCATACTGATCGAGGAAGTCCGAACGTCGGCGGCGGCGCGGGAGGCGCGGATCACGGCGGTTGAGCGGGTCGCGGCGGCGGCGGCCGAAATGGCCGGGCAGGACGCGCGGCGGGTGGTCGAACTGGAAGCGCGCCTGCGGGCGGCGGAACAGGGCAGCGCGCGGTTCGATGAACGCCTTGCGAGCTTGCAGACCGACCTGCGCCGCATCATCGCGATTGTCGAGCGGATTGACCGCAACGGCGGTTATCAGAAGCCCTAGGAGCGACCATGCAGGAACCCTGGAAAGGGGACGCGCGGCCGATGCCCGGCACCGCGTTCAGCAGTGCTGCCGCGCGCATCGGCTGCGACGTGGCCGTGATCCGCGCGATCTGGGAGGTCGAGAGCGCAGGCCGCGAGTTCCTGCCTGATGGATCGCTGATCCGCCGGTTCGAGCCGCACCATTTTCCGAAGGCACATTGGCCCGCCATCGGGTTCAACCCGCGCCCAGGGCAGGCGCTGTGGCGGGAGAGCCTGGCGGTGAAGGCCGCGGCGCGGGAGGCGATGTTCCTGACCGGGTGGCGCATCGACCCGGTGGCGGCTTTGCGCGCAGCATCGTGGGGCGGCTCGCAGATCATGGGGTTCAATTACGCTCAGGCGGGGGCGCTGACGCCGCGCGACATGGTGCAGGACATGGCCGACAGCGCGGAGGCGCAGTTGCGCTACACGATCCAGTTGATGGAGCGTTGGGGCCTTGGTCCTGCCATGCGCGGCCACGACTGGGCCGCAATCGCTGCGCGCTGGAACGGGTCCGGGCAGGTGCCAGTCTATGCCGCTGCGATGGAAAGGGCCTACCGGCGCCACGCCAAGGGCGCGCCGGGTCACGTCGCGGCCTCGCCAGTGGTGCTGCGCGCAGGTGCCCGTGGCGCGGCTGTGCGCCGCCTGCAAGAGGCCCTTGGCATCCGGGTTGACGGGGCGTTCGGGCCGCAGACGCACGACGCCGTGGTGGCGTTTCAGCGCCGCCACGATCTGTCGCCGGATGGCGTCGTCGGCGCCAAGACCTGGGCCAAGCTGGCCAAGGCGCACGACGCCAAGCCGCCCGCGCAGCCCACGGTCGCGCCGTCGTTGCGAGGTATCTGGCACGCAATCGCGGACCTCTTGGCTCGCCGGTTCGGAGGCAAGACATGAGCGAACTTGGCGTGATCGTCCGCGTGGCGCTGCTGATCCTGACGGGGTGGCTGGCGAACGCGGGGCACGACCCTGAACTGGTGCAGTTCCTGCGCTACGATCCCGAGGTTCTGGCGGCTGTCACGGGCGCGATGTGGGCGGTCTGGTATGGCCTTGCCCGCTGGTTGGGGTGGAAACGGTGATCGGCCTTGTCCGCGCGCTTCTGGGCGGCGGGATCGGCGAACAGCTGCGCCGCGCCTATGAGGCGCGCCTTGCCGCCCAGAACGACGCGGCCCGGCTGGACCTGGATGGCCAGATCGCGCGCATGGAAGCCGCGCAGGAAATGGCCCGGATCGCCAATGCGGACCGCTGGTCGGCGACGTCGCTGGGGCGCTACCTGATCGTCGTGCCCTTCGGCCTGTGGTGGGCCGCGATCTACCTCGTCCAGATCCTGAACCCGTGGTTCGGGCTGTCGCTGGTGGTGGTCGATGTGCCGCCCCGCATCCATGATATGGCCGTCATCCTGATCCCGGCCATCGTGATTGCCGACGCTGGCGCGCTGACCGCGCGTCGGCTCCGCAAGACCTGACCCTATCCACCGCCAGACAGGAGAACACCCATGGCGATCACCCTGAACGCCGTCGCACGCAATGCGGCGGCCGATGCCGTTGTAGGCCTTCTCGACGGCGGCAACATCCTGTTCCAGACCGCAGGCGATGCCCAGGTTGCGGAGTTGACGTTCGGCACTCCGGCTTTTGGCGCAGCGTCGAACGGCGTTGCAACGGCCAATGCCATCACCCCGGATACAAGCACGATTGCGGGGACCATCACCAAGTTCCAGGTGCGGACGTCGGCCAATGCGGTGGTGTTCTCGGGCACCGTGACGGCGGTTGGCGGTGGCGGCGACATCACGCTCACGTCCACGACCTTCGCCAACGGGGAAACCCTCAGCCTGTCGTCATTCACCTACACCCAGCCCTCCAGCTGATCGGGGCCTGACCGATGCCCGGCGTTCTCGCGACCGGGCTGTGGGACGACGACGCGCTCTGGGACGACGACGACATCTGGCGGGACTTCCCGTCGGCGAACGTCGCCATCATCGCGCCCGCCGCCACGGCCAGCGGTTCCGGCTTCAAGACCGTCACGGCAACAGCCGGGATCGGTGCGCCAGCCGCACAGGCTGATGGCGCGGGCGCCCGAACTGGCGTCGCGGCCGGGGCCGTCACAGCGCCCGCATCCGGGGCCACAGGCGCCGGGATCAGGACTGGCGTGGGTCAGGCCGCGATTGCCGCCCCCGCCGCCACAGCCTCTGCCAGCGGCGCGCGGACGGTGGTCGGGACTGGCGCGGTTGTCGCGCCTGCCGCAGAAATCTCTGCCCTCGGCAGCAAGGGCGGCGAGAACTTCATTGCCATCGTCGCGCCCGGCGCCACGGTGTCCGCGACCGGCGTCCGAACTGTGGTCGGTTCCGCCAACATCGACGCACCCCCCGCGACGGCATCCGGTGTCGGCGAAAAGGTCGGCGGTATTGCAGTTGCCATCGCTGCCCCTGCCGCGACGGCGCAAGGCGCGGGCACCAGGACCGCGACGGGTGCGGGCGTCGTCCTCGCACCCGCATCGCAAGCCGCAGGGAACGGCTTCCGAACCGTGATTGCGACGGGATCGGTCGTTGCCCCGGTGCCGTTCGTTGAAGCGTTCCAGCAGGCCGTGTCAGCCCGGCGGCTGTCCTTCCCCACGCGCAACCCCGCGCGCGGGGCGCTGGTTTCCATTCGGGGGTGACATGCAGTCCTCATTCGACATCACGCAGAACGACACTTCGCCGTCGATCGGCTGGGCGCTGCCATCGGGCGTCAACGTCGTCGCCGCGACGGTGGTGTTCAGCATGCGCCCGCGCCGGTCGGAAACGCCCGTGATCAACCGGGCGGCGGCGCGGATCGTCACCACGACACCACCTGTCGTCGCCTATGACTGGCAGGATGGCGACACCGCCGAGACCGGGTTTTTCCTGGCCGAATTCGAGCTGACCTATGCCGACGGCGCGGTCGAGACCTTCCCGCGCGGATCGGGCATTCCCGTGACAATCACCCAGGAGATCGGCTGATGCCTACCTTTGACGACGGCGATACCGGGGCCGAAATCCGTGGGCTTCTGAATGCAACCGGCATCCGCAAGAACAACTTCTCGGCCTCGGCGCGGCCTGGGGTGGGCGACGACACGGCCGATGGCTACGAGGTCGGGTCGCTCTGGTATGTCGCCAGCGGTGCGGACGCGGGCACGCTGTGGCTATGCGCCGATCCCGCCTCGGGCGCCGCCGAATGGGGGCAGGTGCCAGTCGTGTCGGGCGATACGACGACCGTCACGACGCTGGACAATGCCGACCTGCTTCCGCTGTTCCTCAATGCTGGCGGCGTCGGCCAGATCACGGTCGCCAATGCGCGCACCCAGCTCCTGAACACGTCCAGCATCCCGACCGCCGCCCTGCAGGATGGGGCGGTCACGACGCCGAAGATCCAAGACGCCGCAGTGACCTTTGCCAAGATGCAGGACGCGCCGCGCGGGCTTCTTGGTCGGGCGGCCAACTCCACCGGGGCAATGGCCCTTATCACGGCGTCCACGACCGGCCATGTGCCGAGGTTGCAGTCGGACGGCTCGATTGCCTTCGGAACGCTTCTGGCAGGGTCTTTTGCCGCCAATACCGCGCCGCTGAACACCATCGCCAACCAGGCCGCGAACACGTTCCTTGCGAATGCCACGGGGTCGTCAGCGGCGGTGACGGCGGTCGCTTTGGCTGCGTCTCAACTGGCCGGTCGCGGATCGACGGGCAACATCGCCGCGATCACGATGGGCACCAACATGCGGATGAACGGCACCGCCTTGGCGGCCGACACGCAGACCATCGGCACCGGGCTGGCAACCACAGGCACGGTCAACCTCGACCTCGCCACGCTCACCGGCACGTTCCAGACGATCACGGCTACGGGCAACCTGACCTTCACCGCCTCGAACTATGCCGCGGGTCGGCGGCTGTCGCTTTGCATCGAGGCAGGCGGTTCCGCCAGAACCCTGGCGTGGCCTGCGGGCTGGGTCAGGATGGGTGCGGCGCTGCCGACCTCGCTTGCTTCCGGTGCGGTCATCGTCGTTACACTTCTGGTCCGCAGCACGACAGAGGCCAGCACCATTGTCACGCATCAGGTGTCTGTCTGATGACTGCCTTCACATTTTCTGACGTGGCGTTTCTGCGGCAGCCCGCTCCGTCCGGCGGCGGTGCGCGCAATGCTGATGCATCCAAGTTCTACTGGTGGGCGCCCGATAGCGTGATTGAAAGTGGCGGGAACGTCACGGAATGGACGAACAAGGTCAGCGGCGGGCCGAACCTTGTTCAAGTAGCGTCCTTGTCCCGGCCGACGTTCGCCAGCGGGCAGGTCAACTTCAACGGATCGCAGGTGCTGGGGGTAGCCTCTCATCCCTACGCCAACTCGCTGAGGGCCGTTGTGGTCGGCGGCGGGTCGGTCGCCCTTTGGCTGGTGCTGAACGTAGATGCTTCGGGTCAAACACCATCCACGGTGACGGACTACATCGCGCTTGTCGAAGGACCAGGGGTGCCGTTCCTCAATCAGCAGTGCACGTTCTTTGCTACAGGAAACAGCTTCGGTTCTCCGCCGTTCTCGGTGGGGTTGAGTGCGCAGAGTCGTCGTTTCAGTGACGCCTTCTCGATTTATGCTGAAGCCAGCGCGTCCGGCCGAAACGGCACGTTGCAGCTTTGGCGGTTTGTCATCACGCAAACGACAATTTCATGGCGGGCTCATCCGTCAACGGCGACGGGATCAGACTCGGTCACGCCGGGTAACGTGTCCGATGGCGGGGTCGGTCTGTATGTGGGCGCCCAAGGAGACGGCGGGACAATTCAGGTGCCGTTCGTCGGGGGCATCCGCGAAATCTACGCAACCACCGATACCGGCAGCGCCAACGTGGACGCGATCACGGCAGAACTCGAAACGGAGTATGGGCTTTGACCTGGTCAAACGGCGTCTCCTTCATCGCCCTGACAGCCTCGGGAATCGTCTCGGCCACGCTGGCGGGCGATCCGCCGCCGTCGTCCATCCACCTGACGCCGGGGACGGGCGAAAGCGGAATGGCTGTCACCAGCAGCATTCACAAGGAAGCCGCAGGAGGTTTCGCGCCGCACACGATCATCCTGCGCGCGGATGCCACAGGCGCTACAATCAGCCCTGGCAGCGAGACGGGCTTCGACATCCACGCACACGACATCACTTGGCGGCACCTGATCACAAGAGACGGTGATCCGGGCTGGTCTCTGTCTGCATTCTCCGCGCCTGAGCACTTGCCGGAGTTCTGGAACAGGCGCGGAGACTACGCGGGCAAGCGTATTGTAGCCGTTCTCGATCAGCCCGGAACCTACAGGCATATTGTCACGGCAATTGATCCGACTGGGAGACGCGCGACCTCGACTGTGCGGACCATCGAGGTTGCCGACCCGGACGCGCTGTTCACGGCCGCGCAGACCTATCTCGTGTCGCCGTCCAGCACTTGGGACGGACCATCTCACGACGTCGGCAACCGCTACACCACCCTTCAGGCGGCGTGGGACGCAGCGCGGGCGGCAGGGCATACCCGGTTTCGCATCCTGACGCGGCGCGGAGAGACAGTTGCCGGTTTTGGCATGAACGCCGCCACGTCCACTCGCCAGTTCCTGTTTGATGCCTACGGTTCTGGAGCTTCGCCTAGCATCACCAGCGGCTGCACCATTCGCAACCTCGGCGCAGGCAACGGGGCACACTTTGCCTTTCGCAACTGGCGCATGACGGGTGGGCTGGATACCGCAGCAGGCACGGGTAGTTCGCCCGACCCGCACATGTTCATCAGTCCGGAAGACGACTTCATCGTCTCTTACACGGACTGCTTCTTCGAGAATGTGGACTCGGCGCTTTACGCGATCGACGGGACCGGCTTCAACTGGTCAACCGTGGCCCCGACCAGCGGCTTTGTGGTCGCTTGCAACACCGTCTTTGACGGCCGGTTCAATGCCTCCATGTTCGGGGAAAGCGGCGGCGGTTTTGCCATGATCGGCTGCCGGTCCACGTCGCGGCCTGACGGTCGGTCCATGCTGGACAGCAACAGCGGCGGCGGCTTTGGCTACCGCACCAGTTCCAGCCGATATCTCGAATACGTCTCACGGTCCGACCTTTTCAATGTCCACGGAAACTTTTTCTCTACCGGGAATGTGGGCTACACGCAGCCAAATATGCGTTTCCAGACTTCCTACGGGTCAGCCGTCGCTGGCGCACACTTCGTGGTGGACCGCTGCACGGTCGAGAGCGGGCAGATCACCTTTGGCTTCCCGTCCGACGTGGGCAACAACGACCCCAGGTGGACGCGCCAACCCTGCAACTACCTCGTGGACGGCCTGTTCTATGTGAAGGGGCATACGAACTTTTCGGGCGCGATCCAGACGAACAATGGCGGCACCACTGTTCGGAATGTCCAGTGCGCGATCACGCCCAATCGACCTGACAGCCGCGCACTGTCCTCGCCCGGTTCTTTTAATTCGCCCTCTCTCTTCAACGCCGTCTTCGAGACGAATAACAGCAATCAGCCAGCCTATGCCGGGGGCGCTGGCAGCAACCCGATCAAGTCCTACAGCAACACCTTGCTTCTGTTCACCGACGATACCAGCGCCGCAATCCACTCCATCGACAGCGGGTTCTCGTCAGTCTTCACCGAGGCCAACAATCTCGTCTATGCGCCGGTCATCGGTGGAGGGAACTACAGCGGGGCTTTCCAGCGTGGGAAGTTCTTCACCCCGCGCTATCGAGGCTTCCGCACCTACAACTTCCTCGATGTGGTGGCTACCTCTGTCACTCCGACGCATGTGGTGGACATCGGCAGCGCCACAGGGACCATTACGCAGGGCACGACGATGACGGCTGGCGCGGTCACAGGCCGGGTGACGCAGGTGCACAGCCTGGGCGGCTCGAACCGGCGGATATGGCTGGACAACCTGTCGCCGAGTGACGGCACCATCGGCTCCGGCGTCTCGGTCAGCTTCGCCAGCGGCGGCAGCGGCACGACCTCCACGGCGATGGAAGAAAGCCTGTTCGGTGCGTCATGGGAACCGACAGGCAACCCCGGATCGACCGCTGGCCCGTTTGCGCGCGTAGGAATGCGCGGCAGCCTGCAGACCTTGGCGTTCAGGGGCGCGTGGCCTCAGGCGGCGTGAGGGTCATTCCTCACCTGCCTTGGCGCGAAGGGCGGCCAACAAGAGACGAGACGATGCAACTCCCTTCGCCTCTGCCATTGCCAAGATGGGTCGAAGCATCTCAACGTAGGCCTTGGCGTCGTCAGAAGTAGGGAATGTTCCAAGCATCAGCACATCAGGAGGCGTGCCATAGCCCAAAGCCCACAGGTCGCCCTGTCGGCCGACCACGACGAAGGGATCGCGGATTGCGCGGTGCATCACCAGGCCCGGGCCGTCTGCGGTTTCCCAATGCAGCGGAAGCAAAACCTTCGACCTTAGAGTCCGATTCAAAACGGTATGGGCGATTTCAATGTGTTGCGATGTGTCTGGTGACGCGCCGGATATGGGCGACCAGCACCCATGCCTCGGCGCTCTCGATGGATGTCTCCCAATCCTT